ATGACCAGTTTCAGTAGCTCCTGCAGTTAATACAACAACATTTGAACCATCGAATGCTGTAGAAACCTTAAATCCAGTTGAATTTGCAGCAGTAACGTAATAAGTTGTTCCGTTTGTCAATCCGCCAATTTCTGTATTTCCAGCTGCATTGGCATAAATTACTGGCATGCCATTAGTTAGGATTAGATTTCCGTTTGCATTAGAATTATTTCCAGTAATGAAGTTTGAAGAACTAATTCCACCATTTGCGTCAATACCAGCAACATTAGCTGTTGTATTTCCAGTTACTGTCTTGCCTGTAATTAGGAGATATTGATTTCCGATTGTGCTATTTCCAGCGAGAATTAGATCGCTTAGTGAAAAATTGGCAGAAACATCATTTGCTGAAGTATTTGTAGAACCTAGAAAATGAATATATGCAGCATTAGAGCCAACAGCAACATGCAATGCTGTATTTACTGTTGAATTTGCTAGACTGACGTTTGAAGAATAACTATCTGAAGAGCTGCAAACAGAAATTCTTAGAGAATTTCCAAGAGAACCTGGATATCTTGCAATATAAGCTACATCTGTATCGAAAGTTCCATCCTTTGAAATATAATCGTTTTCATTCTTTACTGTTTGAGCGGATAAATTTGCTACTGCAGGATTTGTTCCATTCAAAGCAACAGCGGAATAAGCAGTATCTGGCCTAGAAAAATAAAACGCAGCCTGTCCAGTTGCAACGTTGGTAGCAGCTTTTGTTGAAAGAACAAATGCTGTTGAATTTACAGAAACAATTGTTGGCGCTGGGGCGTAATTTGTTCCATTAGCAGCAGTATTTGAAGTAGAAGTTGTTACTTGTACAACATACATTCCAACTTCAAGACCAGTTGTATTACAAGTGAAAACATTACTAAATTGCTCAGCGTTTGCCGATGTATTGGCTTCAGAAGTTATTGTGACAACAGGAGTAGCACCACCAATTTGAGCGCCGCGAGAAACATAAAGGCGATTTGAATAAGATAAGAAGTTTGCAGCAGTGAAGAATGTTTCGTAATTCAAATTGCTTGGCTTACCGAAAGCCTTTACAAGTTGATCTTCTGTATCTACAAGAACTCTTTGACCTACTGGACCCCATGGGAAAACACCACCAATAGCGCCATCGGTGGTAGCTACTGATGGTACAACTGTTGTTAGGTCAATTTCGCTAACGTTTACGCCTGGACTTAATTGAAATGGCATTTCTATCTCCTTTGTACGAGAATGTGAGAGTATTATTTACTGTTATTTATTAAATGGCATTTCTTAGAAGTCTCTAGATTGATTCCACATCCAACTGTCTGGAACGAATTGTTCAATACCCTCATCATATTCTTCTCGACCATCGTCGATAAATCCAAATGGAGCCATGTCTTGCTCCATGTCTTCTTCTGTTTTTTCTCTCAAAGACATCAACGTATTAATATTTGTATAATCTTTAAAATATTGTTGTTCTGAGAGCCATGCAAACAAAACCAAACACATTACCAAGTCATCGTGTTTACCTGATTCTGCTTCGTAAGAATTACCTTTTTTAGAAAAAGTAGAAAGTTCGTTTATAGTATGAAAGTCATTTATTATAAACTGATTCTGTTCTATCAATAATTTCATTATAGAACAACCGATAGATTTAACAACCTTTGTTGTTCTGATACCCTTGTCTATATTATGACCGCCGAAACCGCCAGTTATTCTTTTACCAGAACGACCAGCATTTTCGGTAAAGAGTACATTTTCGTAACCGAAATCATAATGTAATGAGTGAGAAACCTGCTCGCCTATGTCATTAATTTCAACGAGAACAGAAGCATTATTATAAGCTTTGGCTGTTCTGTGGATTATATCAGCATAATCTACAGGCGATACAGCATTATTTCGGAATATGCATATCTGATTATATGGCATTCTAGTCACATCTATGACTTGAAATGCAGAATAGTCTAAACCTTTACCTCTAGAAACGTCACAAACCATAATGTATATATGGTCTTTTTCTGGAGCAGCATATTGAACTAAACCGTCGCGCTCTACAATAGGGCTTTTGTGTACAAGCTCTTTTAATTTCCAACCCGCTATGAGAGTTCCAGAACTGCCCAAAAACTCGCAATTATATTCCTGATCGAACTTTTCTAAGTCGAAGTTCATTGCAGCTAGAGTATCTTGCTGCCATTGAGCGTCTCTTCCAGGAACGTTTTGCCAAAGAACTCTTAATGCTTTGTATTGACTTCTTTGTTCTACAGCATTAATCCAAATACTATAAAAGTGATTCAATCCATTTGGTGTTGAGACGAGTACAATTTTCGATTCTGTACCTGATGAAATTGTAGGATAAACTGAGGTAAAGAAGTCATCCCAGTTATCAATGAATGCCGCTTCGTCAATGAACAACATGTTAATAGAGTAACCACGAATGGCATCAGAAGAAGTAGCAGCAGCAATAACACGGCTATTATTTTCGAGCTCGAATGAACCTTTATTCCATTCTTTTACGCCCTGTTGTAGCCACTTTGGTAGGTGCTGATACGCTAGCTGAACACGACCCAAAATTTCTCTGGCTGTATCGCCCTTGTTAGCAAGTAATGCAACTGTCTTTTCTGGATTGAAGATGATATACCAAAGAATAAATGCACAAGTAGTTGTCGACTTGCCTGCCTGACGAGCTGTTGTTACAATATTAAAACGATTATCTTTAAAACTTTGCAACATTTCCTTTTGATAAGGATATAGTTTGAAATTAACAAGACCCCTATCAACGTTGATGATTTTCATATACGTTTCAGTAAAATATACAACGTCTTCTTGGCACTTCAAGTATTCTTGAACAAGATCTGGCGTCCATTCAATCGCTTGATTGGAACGTTTTAAGTTAATGTTACCATTGTAACCTTTTATATTACTGAGTTGATGATCCACCATTCTTCAATTCCGAAATCACTTTTTGGAGCTCTGCAGTAGAGCCAACAAACAAATTATTGTTAATGGTTTTGGCTTGTTCGCTAATTGGCGAGTCAGCAGCATTAATGGTTCTAATTTTAGTTTGTAACTCCATTAAATCTTTATTTGCTGCCAACATAGTGTCCATTAGTTTAGCTAACACTTCGAAAGCTCTTGGATGCTGAGAACTATCAGCAATCTGAGCCAATTTATATATGGCATCATTTCCATTTTCTATAAGAGTATGGATATTTGATCTTGCCTTTTCAAAATCGGCTCTTGCGCTATCATCGTGCGAACTAATTAATAAATTATTAATAGCAGCTGAAGCGTTGCTAATTAAAGGAGTAACGCCTAGTGCGTTTCCGATAGGATCATTATTTGCGCTATTATCTGTCATGTGTTTAATTCATCTGTGCTATAAATTTCTGTTATATAACCATAATCATCGTCAACATTTATTAAACTATAAGCTATAGTATCATTTACATTTGAGGTAGGTTGACCGTTTGCAGTCAACCCTGGCTGAACTGTAACATGTTCTGCTATAGCAGTATTTCCAACAGCAGTAGATAATTGGCCATCAGCAACTGAAGGAATATAGAAATTAGTATCTACAAATTTAATAATTCCAGACTTTCTTACTGGACCATATATATAGCCTTTTAGAGTTAAATCTAAAGTCCATATAATTGCTCTGCGCTTTTGAAATTCTTTATCGTAAGTATCAGCGTAGGATATATTATTCAATATGACTGGTATATCCATAGTTACTTCAACTTCTGGAATCAAATTCACAGTTGTTGTCCAGTCAGGAGTAAAATAAGGAAGTATTTGTTCTATTATTTTAGTTCCATCTTCTGCATTTTTCGCATAGATATAAACTTGAAAATTTATATTATAAGGAACTGGATTATACTGATATTTTAATTTACTTGGGCTAGAAGAATCTTTTACAACAACCTTATTGATTGTTGGTAGTTTTCTTGAACCATCATATTCCATTTTGCCCATTTCGAAAGAAATAAGTGGCAATGGAGCTGTTGCTGTTGGTCTGTCAATACCTGGATCTTGTATGACACGAGCCAACATTTTATCTTTTGGCGCATATGTTACAGGAACTTTAATCAATGAAATTTGAGTTCCATTTTTATCGTTTTTTGTAATACGAATATTGTTGAAAAGCGTTCCAACAAGAATAACATATTTTCTTATTAAATTGAAATAAAATGGTGTACCAAACATTAGATAGTTCCTTCCGAGAACGGATCAATTGCGCTGAAGTTAACAAATTGATCTGATTCTTTTTGAATTTCATCGTTATCGGCGGAAACAATTATATTGTCAATAGAAGATCCTTCAAGAACAATTAATTCTCCATCTTCGGTAACAATATATTCTGAATCTTCTGTCTTTAGTGTCCAGTGATATTGGTTTGTATCAAACTTCTTCTGTAGAGAATCTATTTCAGGAATGCCAGTATTAAGAGTTTCGCCAGAATATTCAAACAACTCACAAGTTACTTCCCAAGTTTGTAGAGCTCCTAATTGATAGAACATCTCAAACTTGTTGACATATTTAATTTGGAAACATTTTTTGTTAAGTGGAAAATAAATTAAATCGCCTTCGTTTGGGCGAACTTGCGTTGTATAAGTTCCAACCTCTTGACTGAATATTCTTTGCGCCATAGAGAATACAACTTGATCTCTAATTTCAATACCAAATTTAGACATGAAATTACCATCTCCGCTGAATCCATCAACGGACTTAATATACATTTCTATTTCGTAAACATTTTCATAGCTTGATTGATCGTCTGCACCATAAACTGCATCGTAATTGTTTAATTTACGAGGAATATAATACATGTCTTGACCATAGATCTTAATAGATTCTATGATAAGATTTTCCAGGAGCAATTGCTCCTGAGAAGCTTGAAAATTGTTAAAGAAAAAATTAGTTGCCATTTTCTACTTTCTTTATAGTAATAGAATTGGCATTATATGGTATATAAACATTATGACGTTCTGCGTCCATATTAGCGCCACCGTTATAACGTAACCCATCATAACCGTTACGAATCAAATGATCGCGAGCTGCAGCAGTGTTAACACCACCTCCAGATAATCCTTTGAATATTTGATCGCCAGTTAATTCCATATCGCCCCTACTGAGCTTACTCAAAACCGAATATTTGTCATCGCCCAAACGCAACAATCCTGCTCCTCGAGCAAAATTTTCGTGATCTTTTTCATTTTGTGGAAGCAAACTTTTTAGTTTATCGCCAGAAAATTTATGATCAACATCAAAAACATTATTCATATTTAAATTTGTGTGATATATGAATGGAGTTCCAGTATTTTGACGTCTTGCCATTGTTTTTGCGTATTGAGTGCCAATTTTATGATTATCGGTGAAATAACCAATTCCACCGCCATAATAATCATTTGGTATACGAGCTTGCTTTTGATCAAAACCATCAAACAAACGACCAGATCCATGATAAGCATCAACATTTACTGGGTTAGCAGTAGATTCATGTAGTTTAATTATAAATTGTTGAAACGATTTCATAATTAGCCTATCATGTCGGTCACTGGTAGAGAATAAGAGTAAACCATTTCTTTCTCTAATTCTGCACGCTCTTGAGTTGCTTCATTATATATTTGTTGACCATTAAATGTTAGTCCTCCAGGCATTTTCATACCTTCGAACTTCTTTAAATTTGTACCCCATTGTTGCTTAATTAAGCAAGCGGCGTAACGAAGTAACCAACGATCTTTCCAAGTGTCGACAAATGTATCTGGATCAACTACTTGATAGGCTTCTACGATAATATATTGACCAACTTCTACTCTATCCCAATCCATATCGATATAAAGTTTATTAACATTTCTGTTATAGCGAAGTGGCTGTTGACCAACTAACATTTGTTCTAAGAATTGAACATGTTGCATAGCCATGTAATATGGCACCATTGACACAGATGTCAAAGTGTAAAGATCATTAAGAGCAATTTGATAACGGATATTGAAGAGATTATTTACACCAAGAGCTGAACCAAGATCAAATATCTTAACTACACCAATAATATTTTCAGGCATAGTAATATATTTGTTAGTCTTGTCTGTATTTGTTACTTGATATTTGTAATAAACCTTTTCGGAACCATCAAAGTGATAGTCCCAAAAGTAAGCTAAAGCTTCGTTAATACGATCGTCAACTTGATCGTCATCGACGTTAATTTCAATGACTGGTTTGCCTAATCTTCTTAAACAATTTTCTTTGAATTCAGCTCTAGTTGTTGGTACAGCCATTAATCTTCTCCATTATTACTCATATCTATTTATTATAAAAGATTATTGCTGACTGTCTGGTATGCCGTCGCCGTCTTTGTCTTCTGGTTCAGTACCAGCCTTCAACCCAATAGCAGCACCACCTGCTGCCAGAACAGCTGAAATGCCTGTTCCGAATGCAATAAAGTCTATGACTGCGCCGTTATACACGTTATAAAACGCAACAGCCAAATAAGAAACAACAGCCATACCCCAAAGAACACGACCAAGATCTAATGTCTTGTTGTCTTTGCCTGTGAACATTTGCTTTAATCCTA